AACTCTAAGACGAGAAGATGCCGCATCGCGTCTGGGCGGAGCCATATCGTATGATGGCGGTAAGACATACATCAAAGGCTTAAAGAATGGCAAAACGAGAACAGTGCCCGTTCCAGCTCCGCTCGTAGACATACTGAAGCAATGGCGTTCTAAATACATTGAGGACTGTATGCTGATGGGTGTGTCGTTTACCGAAGAGATGTATGTTATTGGAGATTTTTCGGGGGAGTATCTCAAACCAGAGCGAATAACAGGATGGTGGAAGAACCATTCTGAGGAGTGGGGACTCATGGGAACGCAAGGCAAAAGACCAGTATTCCATGACCTGCGTCATACCTATGCAACGATTGCAGTTAGAACCATGGACATCAAGAGCGCTCAAGACATCCTTGGACACAGCGACATTAACATGACTATGCGATACGCGGATACAGACATGGAACAGCTTCAGAGAGCTGGCAGAGCTATCGGAGAAGCCCTCAATGACGCTCATAAAGACGGCGCCGAAGTACTTCAGCTGCGGAGAGCGATATAAAAAGAGGAGCTATTGCTCCTCTTTTTATTTTAGTCTTCCTCAGACGCAGTTTTTGACTTTGTAACGGGCTTCTTACGCTCGTCCTTTTTCATTTTTGCGATGGCCTTGCGGCTGTCATCCGTTACCTTCTCAGGCAAGAACAGGCGTGCCACTAGAGCTTCTGCGATTTCAGAGTTTTTAAGATTCTGCCCTGTAGTGCTCTTAATAGCAATTCTTAGCTTGTTAATGACTTCAGTTGAGATGATGTGATCAGCAAGGTTCTCTCCAGAAAGGGCAATGCGTCTCTGGTAATAGTCTTCAATCTCATTCTTACGATGTGCTTCTTCAGAGAGCAGGTAAAGTAGCTCGGTTTTCTGAGCTGGAGCGGTTTCCTTATCGGAAATAGTGACTCTGAATACTAATTTTGTGACAGGGATTTTGCCTTCAAGCTTAGTACGATAGACTTGCCAGTCATCACCGTTTGTAAGAATAATCCAATCAATGCCCTCATCAACAGCATACTGACGCGCTTGATTAAGGTGTGTCTCCTTGAGCTTAAGACCAATCTGTTTAACCTCAACGACAAATACCTCTTCATCTGATGTGCGGACAACATAATCTGCAAAGCGTGAGCCAATCATTTGCTCTGCTGTGACATTATCAAATCTATCCCAACCAAGGTACTCACATAGGATGTCTGAGACAATCTTGCGAGTGTCAGCTTCTTTGAAGTCTTCAGCGCGACCCTTTTCGACAATTGAAGTCATACGTCTTAAGCCCTTTTTGATACGGTCCTTTGCCTTGTCTTGATAAACAGCCATTTCCCAAACCCTTTCACAATTCCTTCAAACTTTTATATATCGGAAGCACTTTTTGTCTGGTGTCACCACTAGATTGGAACGTGCGTTCCTTGAGAACTAAATTATTTTGACCTCTTCAAATCTTCAATAGCTGAAGCTGTGTCTTTGAGTTGAGCAATCAGAGCCTCAATTTGCTTCTCGTTCTCGTGCTGCTCTTCTGTGACTTCCCATCCAGCAAGCTCATCCAATGTGCAACCGAGTACTTTTGCAGATTTAATTGCATACTCAAGGTTTATCGGCGTTATCTCTCTTTCCCAATTACTCACTATTTGCTTTGTGACTCCGAGTTTTTCCGCAAACTCATCTTGCGTCAATCCTCTTGACTTGCGAATTTCTTTAAGCATTAGCTTGTATTCGTGCATAGACACCACCTTTCAACTGCAGCGTACACATATTCTACACAAAATCACAATATTTGTGAATAACGCTTTTGAAAATAGCAAATATTGTTATACTAAACACAACAAAATAACAAAATTTGTTATTTTTGAACTTTGAAAATCGCATAAACAAATGAAATCGCTCTTTAGCCATCATGCGCAACTTGTTTTATTACTGCGATTTTCGATTGGAGGAATTATGGAAATTAAAGACTCTATTGCAGTACGCCTTCGAGTAGCGATGGCATCTAACGGCGTTTCAGCTCGTGAGCTTGCTGCAAAAACTGGCATCTCAGAAACAACTATTTACAAAGCAAGCAAAGAAGTCAATGACAAAAAGACCAGCTTGAGAACAATCAGAATCCTTGCTGATGCATTGAATGTCTCTACTCAATGGCTTGCATGTCTGGAGTAATAAATGCCAATACCTCAAAATACTGGCTCAGCTTGGTCATACCATTGGGGGCCGAAAGTCGAGCATAAGCTCGAGCCAGAAAAAGCCAAAGCACCACACACCACAATATCAAGCATTGACGGGGCATCACTTATAAAGAGTTGTTTTAACGATGCTTATTACGTTAGAGAAGACGGTGGAAACCTTTGGTTTCTTGGCAGCTTTGAGCGAGACGATGAAGCATGTAAAGCTTTTATCGCATGGACAAAATGCCATTAAAAGAAGAGCCCTCCTCACGCGGCAACGTGGGAGAGCGTGTCCAAAAACAGTAGAAAGGCTGATTAAATGGACAATACAAGTATACAGGTTTTTAGTTCTCAAGAATTTGGAGAACTAAGAGCCCTTAAAGGATCTGATGGAGAGCCTTGGTTTGTTGCTAGAGACGTTTGTGAGATTCTTGGAGTAGGAAACAGCAGACAGGCTCTAAGCCGTCTTGATGACGATGAGAAGAATACCGTCATTTTAAATGACGGTAATAGAGGAAATCCCAATATATCAATTGTCAATGAGGCTGGCTTTTACAACCTTGTACTTTCTTCTCGCAAGCCAGAAGCTCGAGAGTTCAAGCGCTGGGTTACGCATGAAGTCCTACCATCCATTCGACGTTCTGGCGGCTACATTGCCACAGATGGCTCAGAGAGTAATGAAGACCTTCTGGCTCGAGCGGTCTTAGTCGCAAATGAAGCTATTCAGCGCAAAGACGCTCAACTTAAAGAACAGCAACGTCAGCTCTACGAGAAAGATACAACCATCATTGAGCAGGGTGCCAGAATTGACGAGCTCACACCAAAAGCTGGCGTGTATGACACGGTTATCAACGTCAAAGGCACGATGACAATTACAGATGCCGCCCGCTATCTCGCACAGTACGACCCTCTCATGAATCGCAAACGTCTTTTCGCACTTCTCCGCGCTGATGGAATGATTTGCCAGGGGAGCAATGCTCCAACTAAGCGAGGAATCGAAACAGGTAGATTCGTGCAGATCATGAGCACCCGTCGAGACGGCAAATCAAACGAGCCTTATGCCAGGATGACGCAAAAAGGCTTCGACTGGTGCGTTACCGCTTACTGCACAGCTCCACTCATTGATTAGCTTTTATGGAGAGCTTGCGAAACACTGAGCTTATTACCGTTGAACAGGCTTCTCAACTTCTCGGCATCCCAGTCTCCACGATGCGCAAGATGTGCGCTCGAGGGGAGGTGTATGCCAAGAAAGCCGGTAAACGGTGGCTCATTAATAAACGGATTCTCTTAAGCCTCTATGGCTTGCATTTTAAGGAATAACCCATGAAAAAAAGAATAATTCTTGTGACTCTTCTGCCCTTGCTGGTCTACTTCACGGCGGACTGCTTGGGCATTTTTGAGCCGCATAACGTGGCATATCTGATGGCTTTTAGATATGCCCTAATCGCATATGGCCTTGTAGGAGCTTTAGCCGTATGGCTCAAAGACAAAGAGAAAGAGGTTTGCAATGCTGACTAGACAGGAGCGTCAAGAGATTGCAGAGAAGGCCAAACTATACAAGGGTAAAGAACTTGACTGGGACAACATTACAGATGTTCTTACAGGCTCCCTTTGCTGGAAAAGTGATGATGAGCTCTTAGACCGTATCATTGAGCTTTGTGAGGCAGCTAATGTCGACGAACTGGCATTTATGACATCAGCGAACGAAATGTACTTGCAGGCTCTGAAAGCCAAGCATGAGCGCATTGCTGCATATGCCGAAGCTGATTCATACGTAAACACAAGACACATTATCAGTTGCATCGAAGACTTTGACACAGCGATTTCTCACTACAAGCGACTGGTCGAAAGGAGCAACAATGCTAACTAAAGAAGAGCGTGCAGCAATCGCTGAGAGAGCGAACCGAGCCAAATATAGCATGGACTCTATATTTGAGATTCTTCATGGTTACAGCTCGCCTGAGTATATGTCATTAAAAGACGACTTTATCGCCATGGTAACCCGCGTTCTTGACCTATGCGACACGTCAAACATGGTTGAGTTACCAGTCGATAAAGACGGCGAGGTTATCCACATTGGAGACACAGTATATGCCGGTGAAAGAGAGTTTACAGTAGACGGTTTTATATTTAATGACAGTAATGTAATAGTCCGCGCGATACACACTAAACTGTCTGCTCTTAATTTCTGCAAGCCAGGCGAACTCACACACAAGAAGCCAGGAGCAATCGAATCGCTTGTTAGCGAGATCAGACACGTTATCAATAGAGGCGAAATGACTTCTTGGTCAATGAGTAAGCTTTTTGACATCTCCGACCAGCTAGAGAAGCTGGGTGATAGCGATGACTAACTGCGAGGAGATAGCGAAGAAGCGTGATTATCGAGAGGCTAAAGGACTAAAGAGCTATATATACAACCCGGATACAAATTCGGGAGATTATGAGTTCTGTCCCAACTGTAATGGGGCAATTAAGACATCCAACATTGAGGTTGTCGATATGCAAGACGGTGACTGCGACTATGGCGTTTGTCCTCATTGTGGCGTTTTGCTCAAGTTGCGCTTGGTGCCAACGTATTATTTCGAACCCGAAATCTGTTCCGTCGAAGAATTCGAGACGGAAATGTGCGTTAAGTTTAGCGAGGAACAGTAATGGATCCTGTTGAGAAAGCTGTTGACCTCATCAATCGTTATGCCTTACTGGCATATTTGAGTAATGGTGAAACTCTCGGTAGTGACATTAATGGCAAGCGAGTGTACTTATCAGGACCGATTACTAACACAAAGAACTATAAAGGCTTGTTTATGTTTGCTGAAGAGCTCGCTGCGCTTGGCGATGCTGAGCAGATCTATAACCCCGCAGCGCAAATTTCTGCAAGTTCTAGCTGGGAACAGGCAATGCATCGATGCCTTTCGGAAATTACTAATTACGACACAGTAGTTATGTTGCCCGGCTGGAATGTTTCTCGTGGTGCAAAACTTGAGCGTGATGTTGCGCTTGCGTGTGGGATGCGTGTTGTTGATTTCGGTGAGAACAAGATTATTTATAGCCTTTTTAATTCGCTTAAAGAGACTCTTGGAAGACTCTTATAAGCAGCTTTACTAACCGAAAGGAGGTTCGTATGGGTGCTGCAGATATTGTTGTTCTAGTTTTCTGCATTCTTGCTGGTATTGCTTTTGCATTTAGCGATTAAATAATTCCCCATTTTTCACAACCAAATAGAAAGGTTCAACCATGAAGAAGATTCTTCAATGGCTGGCTGTTTGCGTCTTCGCGGTGCTGGTATTTGTGCCAGCACTCGCACAGGCTCAGGCAGTACCGACCACAATTACGAGCTTTAGAGTTACCGATAAGAACAGGCAAGACTTGACCTCTGCTTACACTAACCAAGACATCTACCTAACAGCGTCTTGGCAGGCACAAGGTGAAGTCCACGAGGGCGATACATTCTCGCTCGCTATTCCCGATGTCCTCGACTTCCCAGCGACTAACGCAGCAAGCTTTGACATTTACGCGCCGGACGGCGAGGTAATGGCAACGGCGCAAGTCACGCCAGGACGCGCCACAATCACATACACGGCGTGGGTCGAAGGCAAGGACAACGTACAAGGTACGCTTTGGCTTGCTGCACACGTTAAGGGTGACGCAGCAGCAGGAACAACCACACTAAGGCTCATTGATGAAGCCACGGGACAGGTAGTTGAAACCAGCTTCGAGACACGCCACTACGGCATTATCCAGCACGAGCTCATCGCAAAATGGGGCGTCAAAACCGACCACGGCACGGTCGAATGGTCGGTGCGACTCAACCACGCAGCGGACAGCCTCACTAACGTTGTACTAGAGGACACCGCGCAGGAAGGTACGCGCATTATTCCTGGCTCGTTTAGGCTCTACCGCGTTCGTATGGACGCATATGGCAACGCCGACCCCGCAAGCTGGGCGCGCATGAACGTTCCCGATCCAACCATTAACGGCAGCGGCTTCACTTGGGACTTGAGCAGCGTGGACTTCCAAGGCAACCAATACTTCATGTACTACGAAACCGAAGGAACAGAGACGACCTCGAACTCTATCCAGCTAAAGAGCCGCGAGACCACGCAGAGCTCGCGCTCTCA